AGTGAACACCGCAAGGATGTGTGCGATGCTGGCATGCACATCCTTGTAGCCACGCTCTCCCTTCGCGTTGACAGCCGAGTAGGTCCAAACGCGATTGTCTAGACCGATATGCAGATCAGCCGCGATGGCGTCTTCCAGTTCATACGCGGGGCGTGCGTTGCGTGGCAGCATCATGGCACCCGGCACCATGAAGTAGCCGAGTGTCTCTGAGTAGGCATCGGCCGTGACGCCACGCACACGCGCTGCGACACAGAACGTAGCAGCGTCGTCAAACGTGCGCTGGTCGGCCTTGTAGCGCTTGGCATCCGCACGCTGCGATGCGGTCACAACGTCATCCGCGCCTTTCTTCGCCTTGAGCGATGGCGCCTTGCCTAGCAGCGCTTCGCGAACTGCGGAACGCCACTTGGACAGCATCTTGCTGTCACGCGCCAGACCAGCCCAGTCGATTGCAATCGTGGTGGCCAGCGTATCAACGTATTGCATAATGTCCCACGCGATGCGCTGATTGTAGCGAACGTTGCTGTCCTTGTTGGACCGCATCTGTTCCAACGTGAAGAGCACATCAGCCGCGAGTGCGCCCTTCGTGGGCTTGTTGTCGATAGGCGCAGGCGGCGCAACGTTGGCAGTCGTCTCAGCGAGTGCGGCCTTGTTGGCGTTGCGAGAGGCACGATTAGAAATGCGAGGCATGTAACAAACTCCGTGGAACATTACGCTTGCCGGTATGGCATCGTTTCGGTTCCGGTCCCGAGGCTTCTGCCCGGTAACACCATTATAATGACACAGTGAGAGGCGTTTGTCAAATGGCTATCTGCTACGCACTTTTACCATCTGCAAACCATCCACATTCATGAGCACAATGCAGCAATGCATCCGATGGCAAATGCATCATGAATGTGTGCCATTTAGGAATCCTCCACATTGTGGAATGTGCATTGTGCAACGAATAGACAGACAACCATGCACACATGTCTAGCATTCATTACGCTATCTATGTATATACGACACCAACGCTATGCCACCTAGGAGCACGCTGTGATGGCCTATCAGTTGACAGGTAGTTGGTATGCACCCACTAACACAGCCTGTGCAGTGAGCACACACTGTCACCATGTTCATAATGTATAACATGCAATGATAGTCTAGCTATACGATATCAGATAGCAGAATGGACAGCGGATGACAGCAGAGTGTGGCCAGCCGATGCGATGTGTGCACCGATGCCTGCGCTCCCTTACCTGTCTCTGTCAACTGCTGTCATGGTCTCATGATGCCACGCAACATGGCATGATGCGCCATGCATGCTGTCAACTGCTATGGGGTGGGGTGGTAGTGTGTTTGCCCCCCTACCCCCAGTCCAATTCCAAAACAGGCTATGAGACAGATGCCCCCACAGGTGGGGTGGGGCTTGGACACCCCCCGATCCGACCCCTCATCCATTGCGTGTGCATTCATTGGCCCTCTATATTGTATGTATATAGTATAGATGGGGATTTTAGATTACATAGCCGTATGTGCTGTGTTAGGGCTTGTGTTTGTGTTGTATCTCTGCGCTGAGTACAGTTCCCAGCCTCAGATGGAGAGCAAGTCATGGCTACATATGGCCTCGACTATAAGACTGGCGTAGGTAGAACTGGATTCATCAACACAGTAGTACAGCCTAATGCTAGTCCTGTGCTGTCCTTCGTAAGTTGGAGTCCTACACTTGGTCCCAACACCACTGGACCTGCCGCTGCTGGTGTCCCTGCTGTGCAAACCAATGGTGTAATGAGTGCTGATGATCAGTTGTCGAAGGCATTCAGGAAGAATGGACCTACTATTGAGGCATTCAGGCAGTTGGTTGCCAATCTTCTAGCTGGCAACGCCAATGTTGGCAATGCGACGTATGCACAGGTGAAGGGACAGACTGCGGATCAGGGCATGGGAGGCAAACGGCCTGTAGATACAGTTGCCACTCTATCCAATCGTGCATACACTGCTGCTGATCGCACTGCACTGAGCAACATCTTCCTGAGAACCAATAAGCCGACTGCATATCCTACCGATCCGAGCCGCAATGGTGGTGGTGGGAAGGGTGCATGGTGATGGCACAGATGCCAACCTCTAATAAGGCTGCTACCGCATCGAAGTCTCGTAGCCAGAAGCCATTTCCACCTAAGAAAGCTAAGACTGCGCCACCGAGACAGCCTCCGATGCCACCACAGCCTCCAATGCAGCAACAACCAGTCGATCCTGCTGGTATTGCACAGCAAATACTTGCCAAACGAGGAGGCTACTGATGGCTTCTAGAGATGACATGGTAAGTACTGCTGATGACACTGATGAACTGTCTCCCACTGCACTGATACTGAAACAGTTGGACAGACAAGGCGTGCCTCGCACCGCAGCCAACATTCGTAGGGCTGTTCAGGCCAATGCACGTGAGGGTGGAGCTTCTGGACCTGATCCTGTAGCTGGTTTGCGTAATACAGCAGCAGAAGAGGAAGCTCCTAGCAAGCCAACTGCACGTAAGGCAGCTAGTAAGAGTAGTGGTGGAGGAGGCAGTAGCGTCAACCCACCAAGTGTGAACTTAGGTGGTAATCCTTATGGTGATGAAGGACCACTAACTGATCCTAGCAAGCCAACACCCAACACAGCAGCCACTCCACGGCCATCTCCTGGCACACCTGTCACTGCTGGTGACACCATCGTAGTCGATCCTGGCACTGGCATCCCCGGCACTGTGTCCAAAGCTGGTGCACCTCCAGGCACAGGTGATGATAGCTATGATCCTACTGCTCCAGTGATTGCTGGTATCATCGCAGCAGGCAAGAAGCTAGGTGATACACTAGGCTTTGGCCAACAGAACATGGGCAACATGCCTATGCCTCCAAGTGGTAGGATGACAGACATCAATCCTAACACGATAGGACTAGACCCAGTTGTGCAGCAGCCGTCTCCAATGGAGATAGCCATGCAGAAGTCAATCGCTCCTCCTGCTGCACCCCCTACTGCACCACCACCTGCACAGATTGGACAAGGAGGCATCGCAGGTGCGCCTCCTGCTGCTGCAACTGATGTACAGTTGCCTGGTGTACGACCGTATACACCTGATGTTCCAGGCATGATCCGCAACACAGGTAGACTACCTGCTGGCATCAATCCGCTAGACATCGATACGAGTGCACCTGGGCCTAGGACTAGGATCATGCCAAGGAACATGCCTGACAATGCACCACGTGTGCCTATGCCATCGCGTGTTGGTGCTCCTCCTGGCGCATCCGAAGTCAATCCAGTTGGTAGGTTGCTCCGTGCCATCATGGGAGGCATTCGCTAATGAGTTTGCCTAGTGCAACTGAGCCACTGAGGCTACAGGATGGTACACTCGTGTATCCTGGCGGTCACATCGTTGACAGACCATCACCTGATGCAACTGTTGCACCTGCTGCATTCGTAGAGATACCGACTCATAGAGAGGCACAGCGTGTCATCACACAGACACGTAGGAAGCTAGCTGATCTACCTGAGCTGCCTAAGACTATGAATGCAGTGGGTGCCATCCTAGCCTACTCGCTATTTGGGATGGATGATGAAGAGATAGCCATCGCTACGAAGCTGACACTGGAGCAAGTGGCTAGGCTGAAGATGAGTGATGCCTATGGACAGATGCATGAAGCCATAGTGCGAACCATCGTGGACAGTGAGACTGATGTTGTCCGAGACATGTTAGCAAAGAATGCACGCAATGCGGCAGCCACCATGGTCGAGGCCTTGCAGGCTGGAAATCGTAGTGATCGTATGGCTGCTGCGCGTGACATTCTTGATCGTAGCGGTCATCGTCCTGCTGATATTATCGAACACCGTCACCGTGTAGATGGTGGTCTGGTGATTGAGTACATACGGCGTGGTACTGAGGATGTTCCACCTGTGATCGACATGGAGAGAGGCATATGACTGTAAGGAATGATGGTCATGGTCAGGCAGTACAAGCTGCACGACCGTATTCGTCACAGACCATTGCCATCGGTGCAGGTAGTGTAGCATGTAATGCGTTCCAGACAGGCACTGATGGACGCTACAGTGTATACACACCTGTAGGTGTTCCATTCACTGCACCTAACAACACACGGCACATCCGTGTTGTGGCAACCAGTGATTGTTGGATCAGCTTCGGTAGTGCGCCTGTTGCAGTGGCTGGTGCATCGAGTGCTATCCTACTGCCTGCTGGCATACCTGAATACTTCTGGGTGTTGCCAGGAGAGCGGTTGGCTGTGATACAGAATGCTGCGGCTGGGTCACTGAACATTGCAGAGTTGGTGAACTAGTATGTTCTTTGGATTAGGACATCCTGGCAGACAGATGGCAGGACAGAGTGCGCTAGGAAAGCTGCTCAACAGTGCCAGTTTGCAACTGAACTTCATGACGCCAGGAGTGCTCGATCCGAGGATTACATTCACACGTGCTAGCACAGGCACTTACTTCGATAGTGCAGGTGTGATGCAGACGGCAGGAGTGAATGCACCACGATGGGACTATGATCCACAGACATTACAGCTTAGAGGTCTGTCGATTGAGGAACAGCGTGTCAACCTGATCCTCAACTCACAGTTTGCATCCAACTGGGCAGGTGGTGATTCATTCGTCACACCGAATGTTGTACAATCACCTGATGGTGGAACGACAGGAGCTAGGTTCTCAGAAGGAGGAACTGCTGCCACTGCACACTACATCACACAATCAGTAGCCAAGGCAGCTTCTTCCATCACCTATGCTATATCGGTGTTCGTCAAGTCTGGTAGTGGCAACAGGAATCTACAGTTCCAGATTGATGATGGTGGTACAAATGGTTTCTGGGTCATCATCAATCCAGTAACAGGTGCAGCAGTCACTGCTATCACACCATTTGGCACAGGATGGAGTGCAACAGCCCATACGTTCACACCTGTGAACAATGGATGGAACAGAATTGCATTCACTGTGACGACTGGTGTGCAGACAGGCATTCGCACCGTCCTCTTTCTAGCGAATGGCACGAACAGCACCTACAATGGAGACAACGCATCCAACGTCTTGATGTATGGCTTCCAGCTAGAACAAGGAGCATTCCCAACCAGTTACATCCCAACAACTGGTAGTGCTGTAACACGTGCCGCTGATGCTGCCTCGATACCAACCAATGCAAGTTGGTTCAACGCTAGTACGATGTCGCTACAGTACGAGTTCGCTCAACGCAGCAATGTTGGCAGACAGATTGGTGGTGTTGGAGATAATGACTTCAACAACGCTCTGTATATGAGTACTGGTGGTGCTGGTGAATTTGTAATGACACGTGCTGGTGGTGGAGGTGCGAACACATCTACGGTTCTACCTCCTAATGTACCACATAAGGGCATGAGTAGTTTCTCCACAACGCGTCATGCTGCATGTGCAGATGGTGCTCCTGTCGTTGCCACGGTGGTGTCACAGGGACCGCTCATCGCGACGCGCATGGCTATCGGTTGTACACCTTGGGCATTAGACAACGCTATGAGTGGATGGATGCGACGTGTGCAGTATTGGAACCGTATGCTGTCTGACATAGAGATGCGAAGTGCCAGTACGCTATGAGCACCAAGCGATACAAGATCGTAGAAGGAGGCATGCACCACCGCTTCCATCAGTCATACAGCAAGGTGCAGTTCCTAGGTGGTGGCTTCGGTAATGGCAAGACAGCGGCTGCATGTGTAAAGGCACTGAAGCTGTCACAGGAGTATCCTGGATGCAATGGTCTAGTGGCAAGGAGCACATATCCGAAACTCAACGACACCATAAGGCGAGAGTTCTTGCTATGGTGTCCGCCACACTGGATCAAGCGTATGCCGAGTCGAGACGAAAATACGCTGATACTGAAAAATGGCTCAACTATAAACTTCAGGTATGTGGCCCAGCGCGGCAAAGAAACGGAGGAGTCGAAGAGCAACTTGCTGTCGGCTACCTACGACTGGATTATCGTAGACCAGCTAGAGGACCCAGAGTTCAGTCATAAGGACTTCATGGACCTCATGGGTAGGTTGCGTGGCAATGCAGAGTACACAGGTAGTGATCCTCTTATGCCTCGTGTTGGCCCTAAGTGGTTCATTGCCACTCTTAATCCTACTAGGAATTGGTGTTACCGTGAGATTGTTAAGCCCCTTCATGATTACACTCAGCGTGGTATCATTAGCGACAAGTTGCTGTGTGAGGTAGACAATGCAGGGAAGCCTATTCTCGTTGATGGACGCCCCAAGCCACTCATCGAACTCTATGAGGGTAGCACATACGAGAACGTGGAGAACGTCGGGGACGACTACATCCGAGGAATGCTTGCCACCTACACAGGAAGCATGCGCGAACGCTTCATTTATGGACGATGGGGTGCGCTCTCAGGTCTTGTTTACCCCCAGTTTGATGAAGCGCAACATCTCGTGTCGTATGACGATGCAACCAGACATCTGCAACAACTGTGGCGCTCCGGCTTTCGTCCTTCATTCATGGCATGATACGACCACGGACTTGCACGGCACAGTTGTTACGGCTTGTTTTACACTGATGACGACGCCAACGTGTTTCTGCTCGATGGGTTCCGAGTTGCAGAACTTACCGTCGCAGACGCAGCGAGCCATATACACAGAATACGTGCTGAAGTCGGCCTCACGGATGCTGAACTGCCTCCCATCTTCGCTGATCCAGATGTTTTCAGAAGGAAGACAGGAAGCAGCAGGACAGTTGGTGAGACAGTAGACAATCTGTTCAAAGAGTATGGCATCCGTATGCAGCGAGGCAACAATGACATCGCTGCTGGCATCGCTAAGAACTGGACCTACCTCACACTCGACACACGACATGAGCATCCCATCACAGGCATGATCCTGGCACCGCACTTCTATGTCAGTGACAGATGCCAGTGGTTCACTGATGAAGTGAATGAGTACTACTTCAAGCGTGACACCAGTGATGAGATGACTGACGTGCCAGTGGATCGCAATGACCATGCCATGGACATGTGGAAGTATGCAATGAGTCAGCGTCCTAAGTTGGCTTCATTCGTAGGTAGGAAGGACGATCCACCTGCATGGATGCAGTGGCATGAGATAGAACGTGAGCGTCGCGGTGGTAAGAAAGCG